GCGTTTCAACCTCGGCGCTGTAGGGGATCTCGAAGTTGATGGTCACAGCTCTCTTCCCATGCTGGGGCCTGCCTGCATACAGGCCTGAGGCATAGGTGCGTGGGGAGCTTTCGAGCGCGTTGTCGATCTTCAGTGATGCGCTGGTGATGTCGTACGCTGTGCCGTTGACCGTGAAGGTCGCATTGGTGCACCGGTACGAGGGGATGCTGAAGGCTTTCAGCGCCGCATCGAGCGTTCCCGTCTCCTCGGTGGTCCCCTTGAGGTCCATGCTACCCTTCACGTAATCGCCGGCCGCGCAATCCAGGCTGAGGGCGCTGATGGTGCACCCCACATACCGCTTGATAGCCGCCTTGCGATCAATGGTGAAGGTGAGGCTTGGAAGTGCTTCGTTCACATCGCAAAGACCGATGGTGTGGGTGTACGCATCCGTTTCTCCCACCTGGGTGCAGGTATCTTCTCCTCCCAGGGCCGCATGCAGGATGAGGCCAGCCGATTCGGGTCGGAGGATGAAGCTCACCGAGCCCTCCACCGTCACCGCCAGAAGATCGCGGTTCGTAGCAGTCTTGCTTCCCAGCAGCGAACCCTCGTCACCTTTCTCGACAGCCACCTTGATGCTTTCACTGGTCAGATCGACCAGTGTTGTGGGACTGGCAGCTTGGGCGAAGGAGCTTTCCTTGCCCACCTGTAGCCGCGATCCCGTTCCTGTGTAAAATGCCATATGCGTTTCCTCTCTTGTTTAGAATTCCTTGGACCACTGCAAATCAATGCTTGCCTCGATGGCGGTGACCGTCGTGTTTGCGGTTACGGCAGGGTAGTAGTCCATGTCGGTGATGCGCGCGTCCTCGATGAATCCTCCCAGCGTGGGGTCCCCTCGTAGGAGCAGGTACAGGGCTCCATACAGTGCGAATACCCGCTTGACCAGAATCGCGTTGGGTGCACTCTTGCACAGGAGAAAGATGGTTGCGCGCATGGTGGCCAGGTCGCTGTTCATGCCCAGCGGCTCGAGGTTCTCGTAATCGGGTTGGATGTAAAGCATCGTGGGTCGCCGCATGCTGTCCACATCGGGGAAATCGATCTCTATGTTCTTATCATCGAAGTGCTCGATGGAAATCCCCTCTTCGCTCTCCTGCAAACCGATCAAATCAGTGGCAATCACCGCCTTGAGCCTTTCGAGTACCTGCATCTCTGTCTTCATCGTTTACTCTCCTTTTCGATGCGCGCCACCTCCTTCTGTACCAGCTGATCGAGCTTCGTCTTGAAGGCCGTCGTGCTCAGGTACTTCTTCACCGGAGCGGCCACGAAATCGCGCTCGGGAAGCTTCACCGAATGCACGCGCACCCATTTTCCGTCCTTCTGGAATGTGAGGTATCCCCCATCCTTGGCTGTTATCCGGGCTCCCTTGGCCAGTGCGTAGCCGTAGAATACTTTGGTCTCTTGTGAGGAAGCCTTGGCTTCGACGATGACCGCTTTGCCGCTACGGATCACACGGCGGCTGATGCTCTTGTACAACGCCCCACTTCCTTTGGAGAGCCCGTGGGACTTGTAAGCCTTGCGCACCTGGGCTCTTGCGGCCGTGCCGATGCCGCCCAGGATACGTCGCATCGCCTTGTGCCGATTTACCCCGAGGGATTCGAGGTACCCTAATGCTTCAGCCAGGTCGGTCTCGACCGATACGCTTTCGGTGCTGTATCGTTTCCGTCTCTCAAACATGTCAGAACCCCAGGATGCGCAAGCTGTCCAGCGGCTGCAGGTACTTGCGGTAGTTGCTGTAATTGACGAACGTGCGGCTGTTGTCGGCAAAGCTCTTGCCTGTCAGGCCGATGTTGCCACCGGTCTCGCTGAGCATGAGCGTGGCGATACGTAGGATCGAGACGACGATCACCGAAGGCATCTGCCCGATCTCCCATCCCGCTGTGTAGCTGAGGCGGATATTGTCCTTGCCAACAGGGAACTTTGTGGCGTAGTCGATGTAGCGAATGTGGTCGTCGCATGCGGTTACTAGGGCAGTGTCCACAGCGGTCGTTCCTACGGTGAGCGCTTGGACAGCGGTGATGTTGCGCGCACGTAGGTACAGGCGACGGGAGCCCGAACCCGAGGCAACCACATCGGTATACTCCTGCTGCTTTGGATCAAAGCCCAGGTACGAGGTCACGATATCCTCGGCAGTACAGAGGAAAGCGCCCTTGAGCTCTACGGCCTCGGGAGCGTCCTCATAATTGCCGCTGTAGGTGTTGAACATGGCGATGCTTGCGATCATGCGCTTCCTCCATCATCGAAATGATGGACACCCCGGCTCTCACCGGGATGCCCCCATAATCGTTTACTATCAGCTGGCCATCAGGCCCGCACTCCTGAGCTTTGCCAGCAGTGCATTGAAATCCAGCACCAGCTCTTCGATGGTGGTAGCCGTGCTGTCTGCTTGGCTGGCAGCGGCATTGATGCTGCCACTGGGCAGCCCTTCGATGACTGCCGCAGGGTCGATGGTGACTTTCGCGGTACCAGCGAGGATGATCTCGCCGCCGATGACAGTCTTTTCACCGCCTTGCTCGCGGTAGTTCTTGGTGTTATATGACATCAATTACCTCCCTTAGGCCTTCTGCTGCAGGACCTTGACGGCCTCGCCGAGGATCAGTCGCCCATCCACACGCTGGGACCCGAGGAAGCCAACCTGTCCGGTCGGGGCGAACAGTTCGCCCAGGCGCTTGAAGGTGCGTCCCTGGCGGTCGGCGATCCAGTAGTACGAGAAGTCCCCGAATGCCAGCGTCTTCGCACCGCTTGCGATCTCGGGCATGTAGGCCGAAGTCTTCACCGGACGGGACAGGATGGTATCAGGGGTGTTTGCAGTCAGCGAAGGCTGCCAGATGTACTGCCCGTTGCCGTCCTTGAGCTTGCGAAGTGCCTTGACGGTGGCATCATTGGTCACCCACACCGCGTTCTTGCGGTACGGAGAGCGAAGCGCATAGTACAGGTCGATGACTTCGTCGGCATTCAGGGCGGTCGCGGATGCCGCGTTGACGCCGATCTGAGCCCCTCCGGATGCGGCAAGGATTCCCAGAGGCTTGCCCGATCCGTCCCCGGTGAAGAACGCTGCCTCTTCCTTGGCTCCGATGCGGCGGGCGAACTCGGTGGCGATGTAGGACTCGATGTCGAACACGCTGTCGTTGATAAGCTCCTCGGAGACCTTGATGATCGTACCCAGCTTGTAGGCGCTGATGGTCACCTGCCCGAAGCTGTCATCGCTCTCAGGATACGTTCCCTCCTCATCGATCCATGCCGCCTCGCCCTTGGATGCGGAAATGGGAATCTTTCGGTCTCCGCTGGCAGTCTGGATGATTCTGGCGATCGAGCGGAACAGATTCTCCTCCTCCAACGCTGTCACGAGGGTGTGCTCGAACTCGTCGGGCACCAGGTAGCCGCCTTCGGTGTCGGTTCCCACCTGCAATGCGTTACGCAGTTCAGGTGCATTCTCGCGGCGTCTGAGGTGGTTCCAGAATGCCTTTCGATACTCGTCCGAAGCACGTCCTGCTTTCTTCTCAGCCTTTTGTGCTCCATCGGGGCGACTGGTGATCGGAGAGCCCACATGAGCGTTCAGCTCACGCTCGAACGCCTCGATGCGCTCCTGTCGTTCGATCTCGTGGCCCAAATCCACGATCTCGGCTTCCATACGTTCGTAGGTGGTGGTATCCTCGGCGCTCAGGATGCCCTTGTCGTTGCGCCTGGAGTCGAGGAATGCCTTTGCCTGTTCCCAGGTCTTCGCGCGCTGTGCACGCATGTCGTTGATCTTTCCCATTGTGTTGTCTCCTATTGGGGTTTGATGAGATTCAGTCGTTTTTCAAGCTCGCCAAGGGCGGCTCTGCCTTGTTCAGGTGGCTCCTGGTCTTCTGTGATTGCATAGGTTTCGGTGATCTTGTTCATCAGTGAGAGCTGCGAGGTGCGCATCGAGAACGCATACGAGTCCTCATTGGACGCTTTCTTCGCGTCCTCGAGGATCGCATCGGCGAAGCCCAACTCGATGGCCTTCTTTGCGTTCATCCACGTCTCGTTGTCCATCAGGTGGCTGATCTTCGCCCGGGTGAGGGTCGTCTTGATCTCGTAGGCGTTGACGATGCTTTCCTTCACCTCATCCAGCATGCCGATGGCCTTTTGCATGTCCTGATGGTTGCCGTAGGCGAGCGTCATGGGATTGTGGATCATCATCAAGGCAGTGGGTGCCATGAGCACCCTCGTGCCCGCCATCGCGATGACCGAAGCTGCGCTCGCTGCGATCCCGTCGATCTTCACGGTGATTGCCCCCGGATAATCCATGAGCATTGCGTAGATGCGACTCGCTGCGATGCAATCCCCACCGGGGCTGTTGATCCAGATGGTCACCTCGCCGCTGTCGGCGAACAGCTCATCCTTGAACTGCTCGGGGGTGACATCATCATCGAACCAGCTCTCCTCGGCGATCGTGCCCGAAAGCTCAAGGATTCTCGCTCTGCCTTCGTCTTCGCTCTGGTTTTTCCATTGCCAGAACTTCTTGTTCTTCATTACTCTCCTCCTGGGGTGTGTCCGTAACCTTGTCTGCGAATGCCCCTGCCCGCGAGAGGGGGAGCATGTTTCCGTTGATGAGGTAGAGGTTTCCTCCGTCCTCGTCGCCTATGAGATCCATGTCCTCCAGCGTTCGGATATCGTTGGCGCTCATCCATCCGTTCTGGCGTGCGGTGGCATACCCGCCCATGCGGCTCTGGTAATCACCACGCAACAGCCCCTCGACGTTGAAGCGGAAGAAGTGCGTCTGCTTCTCATCAGATGCCAACAGCGCACGCGAAAGCGCCTGCTCCCAGCGGATCACCCACGGGTCGAGGGTGTATTTGACGAACTCGAGCGACTGCTGCTCGATGTTGCTGAACGAGGACTTCTCCAAGTCCCCCACCATGTGAGGGGGGACGCGGAAGATGCGTGCGATCTCGTTGATCTGGAACTTGCGTGTCTGCAAAAACTGCGCCTGCTCGGGCGAGATCGAGATGGTGGTGTATTTCATTCCCTCTTCGAGTACCGCGACCTTGTGCGAATTGGACGAGCCCCCGAACTGGCCCTGCCACGTATCGCGGAGGCGCGAGGGATCCTTCACCGTTCCCGGGTGCTCCAGCACCCCGCTTGGGGCAGCGCCGTTGGCGAAGAACTTCGCCCCATACTCCTCACAGGCTATCGCCATGCCGATGGCGTTCTTGGCCATCGCAATCGGCGAGTAGCCCACCAACCCGTCGAAACCGAGTCCCGGGATGTGCAACACCTCAGAGGCGTCCAGTACCACCGAAGTGCCTTTCATCGTCGGCGCATCCTCGGCGCTGGTGGTGTATTGGTAGTAGAGCTTGCCACTCTTGTCGCGGTCCACCTGCATACGGTTGGGCATCAGCGGGTACAGCGCGGCCACCTGGCCCTTGCCGTTTCGGATGATCTGCGCATACGCATTGCCCCAGAGCAGCA